GGTCGGCCTGAAGGTCCTCCACCACTTCAACGCCACCGCTATGAGATCTGCCGCCGCCCTGCGGCGGCGGGATCCGGATTTCCGTGGCATCGCAAAACGGCTCGCGAAGGTCTGCGACGAGGTCAACGTGGTCCTGGACGCGGCCCCGGCGCTCCCTGACGCCTATGCACTGGAGGAGAGCGTGTGGCGTGTCATGCGCGGCTTCGCGTCCAACTCCGGGGAGGATGCCCCGGAGAAGGCCGAAACCAAGCCCGGGGAGAAGCCCAAGAGGGTGCGTAAAGCCAAGGCGGCATCGGAGACGAAGGCGCCCGCGAAAAGGGGCCGGAAGGCGGCAAAGAAGGAGGACGCGGCATGAGCTGGTACATCGTTATCACGGACGAGATGCGTGGCATGGCGCTGAGCGGGAACGACCTGCTCGTCTATGCCGCCATCCACGGCTACTGCCAGCGCGGGGACGGCTGCTACTACGGCGGCCAGGACCGCCTGGCGGAGATGTGCGGGATCGGACGCCGCACCCTTCAACGCATCCTCGCAAAGTTGGACCGGGACGGCTATATCGTCGCGGAGCCGGTGATCATCGACGGCCACGCCCGGATGGCTTACCACCTGCCCTCTGAGGGGGTGGAGATGCCATGCGCCAAGATGACGCCTATGCGCCAAAATGACGCCCGGCCATGCGCCAAAATGACGCCCGGGCAATCTCCGCACCTTATTAGTGATAATAATAAAGATATATATATAAATAACCCCCCACTCTCTGCGAGAGTGGCCCCCCAGGGGGCCGCACGCGCAGCAGGTGTCCCTTCCATGGACGATGTGCGTGCCTACTGGGCCGCTGCGCGGCTGGCCGGAGACCCGGAGCAGTTCTTCGACCACTTCCAGGCGAACGGCTGGAAGGTCGGCGGGAAGACACCCATGAAGGACTGGCAGGCCGCGGCGCGGAACTGGTCCCGCCGGGAGCTGGCAGGGCGCAGAACCACCCGCGCCCCAAGGAAGGAGAACTACGTCGAGGCAGCCATGCGCGTGGCGCGGAACCTCGGCATCGACAACAACCCCATAAACACCCAGGACGATGCAGACGAACAATGACATCCCGGCAGCCGTGCAGACCCCCGCGCAGGTGGACCTCATCGAGTGCCGCCGCGACCCGGTCCGGCACCCGCGCATCGCGAACATGGGGACGGCGGAGGCCGTGTCGCAGATGCGGCAAATCCTCCTGCGTGCGTATCTCTACCGCGGGCAGACCGCCGACGACACCCTGGTGAACTTCACCGCGTCCGTGCTTGTCGAAGAGCTGACCGCCGACATGGACGGTCTTGGACTGAAGTACATCACCTTCCATGAGATCGCCTACGTGGTCCGGAAATCCATCATGGGCCAGGGCCGCGAGCTCTTCGGGCTGTCAGTCTCGTCCATCTACGCCGCCCTCGCTGACTATGCGAAAGGCGAGGGGCACCTCATCCAGGTGCAGGCAGAAGCACAGGCGAAGGCGGAGCGCCGCCCGAAGACCCTCGCGCTGGACACCGCCCTCACCTCCGCCGCCGTCGAAATCGCTAAAAAAATGAAGATATGACCAAACACACCACTCCATCCCATGACAAGGCGACCGCCGCGGCCTTCGCGGCAGTGAGGGATCTCGCCGAGCTCATTCCGAAGAAGGGCGAGCGCTACCGGATGCTCAACGCCATCGACCGCCTTTCCTCCGCCGTGAAGAAGGCGGGCACCGTGAAGGCCATCCCCGCCGCCCAGATAGCCGCGCAGGCGAAGACACGCACGGAGATCTTCCGGGCACTCATGCGCGGACGCCACCTCTCGCTCTACAACTCCAAGGAGTTCAGGGCGTCGCAGTTCCACACAGACATCGTCAAGATCCGGCAGCATATCGACCGCAACGCCCTCCCCTGGGTGATGGTGTCGAAATGGGTCCGGGATGACGCAACCGGACGCCGGTGCAAGGAATACTGGCTCGAACCGCTCAACGAACAAGATATCAACAACTTCAAAAATTTTCAGTAAATGGCAAACTTCAACCAAGCGACACTCCTGGGGAACGTCGGAAGGACCCCGGACGTGCGGACCTTCGAGAGCGGGTCCAAGGTTGCGAACTTCTCCCTCGCAACGACCTTCCGGTACAAGAACGCCTCCGGTGAACTCACCGACGAGACCACCTGGCACAACATCGTCGCCCACGGCAAGCTCGCGGACACCGTGGAAGGGTTCGTCAAGAGCGGCCAGCAGGTGCTGGTGAACGGCCGGATCCGCGTGCGGAAATATACGAACGCGGCCGGTGAGGAAAAGAGCATCACTGAGATCGTGGCAAACGCCATCCAGCTCATCGGCGGCCGCACTGAGAGCGGCAGCAGCGCACCCGCATCCACGCCCGCGGCAAAACCTTCCCTCGAGGCGATTTCGGCCGATGAGGGCGACGGACTCCCGTTTTAACGAAAAATGGTAGGGGCAGGGCGCCATGAGTGGCATGACAACCGCGCACGCCGTCGTCGGCGGGAATATGGTCGAGGTCTCCCCGATTTGATAAAAGGCCGACATCCGGAAAAGTCCCGCGCCCTGGGCAAGAAGTCTGGGAAATTCCCGCCAGCGGTGACACCCCGGAAAGACGGGGAAATTTGTAAAACCTTATAAATTAACGAAATATGACAAACTACATTGGAAAGAAAGTGATCGTCCGTGCGGATCGCGCCGGCGTGTTTTACGGGACCCTGGCCGACAAGCAGGGCACCGAGGTCGAACTGCATGACTGCCGCCGCATCTGGCGCTGGCGTGGTGCCGCAAGCCTGTCCCAGCTTGCCACGGATGGGACTAACAACTATGGGGGCTGCATGTTCCCGACGCCCGTTGAGTCCATCGTCGTGACTGGGGTGATAGAGATCATCCCATGCACTGAGAAGGCAATCACATCAATCGAAGCAGTACCGGTATGGAGATCATAGATGCCATCGAACGCTTTTTGGCCGTTCCATTTAACGGCTCCGGCTACGGCGACGGCTCCTGCTACGGCGACGGCTCCGGCTCCGGCTCCGGCGACGGCGACGGCTCCGGCTCCGGCTCCGGCTACGGCTCCGGCTCCGGCTCCGGCGACGGCTACGGCTCCGGCTCCGGCGACGGCTCCGGCTACGGCTACGGCTCCGGCTCCGGCGACGGCTCCGGCTCCGGCTCCGGCGACGGCTCCGGCTACGGCGACGGCTCCGGCTCCGGCTCCGGCTCCGGCTCCGGCTCCGGCGACGGCTCCGGCTCCGGATACGACATCAAATCTCTGAACAGCGAGCGGGTGTGGTACATCGACGGAGTGCCGACGATAATCGACGCGATCCGTGCCGGGTATGCCAGCGGGCGCATTGTCCGCGGAGACCTCACCACCGTGCCCTGCTACATAGCCAGGGTGGAGAACTCATTCGCCCACGGCTACACCTTGCGTGATGCGCTCCGCGATGCCCGGGAGAAGGCTATGGAAGAGATGCCTGAGGATGAACGCATCGACCTCTTTGTGGCAGCCCATCCGGAACCGGACAAGCCCTACGGAGACCTCTTCTCCTGGCATCACCTCCTCACGGGGTCCTGCGAACAGGGGCGGCGTGAGTGGTGCAAGGCCCACGGGCTGCAACCGACGGACAGCATCACGGTCCGCGCCTTCATCGAGGGAACCGTGAATGACTACGGCGGTGCGGTCATCAGGAACCTCGCCGAAAGGTATAACATCGAAACCGCAAGGCCATGACGATTGCAGGACGGGCGCACTGCCTTTTCGAGCAGTCCGGGACCTTCAAGCGGGAATTTATCAAGCTGGGGATCCCCGCGGAGGACTACGACATCCGGAACGACTACGGCCAGACCGACCATGTCGTGGACCTCTTCTGGGAGATCCGCAAGGCATACGACGGGAAAACCTCCATCTTCGACGGGTTCTCCTCCCAGGATCTGTTGCTCGCGTTCTTTCCCTGCACATACTTCGAGGCGATGCAATCTACTATCTTTCGTCTTGGGCATTGTGGCGAATGGAAATGGACGCCCCGGCGACGTATCGACTACGCACTCGACCGGCTCGACCAGAGAACTGAGAACCACCGCCTGCTCTACCAGCTCACCGCCGTATGCCAGGAGCGCGGCCTGCGCCTCGTCATCGAGAACCCCGCGACCTATCCAGGATACCTCCTTGACGGGTGCAACTTCCCCGCGCCGACAATCGTGGACCACGACCGCTCCAGGAGAGGCGACGTCATGAAGAAACCCACCGCGTACTGGTTCGTGAACTGCGTGCCAACCCGGCTCCAGACCATGACCGGGGGGGGTAAGAAATTGCGCATTAAGAGCCTGCCGGCACACTCGAAGGAACGGTCGGAACTCACGCCGGAATACGCCCGGAACTTTATCCACGACTTCCTGCTCGGGAAGCCTCAGAAGAACACACAATTAACACTTTTTGACAAATGAAAACAGAACAACTTATCGAACTTGTCCGGGACTACGCACGCCCGGAGGATGTGCAGCGCCTCATCCAAGCGGAAATCGTAGACCATTGGATCAAATGGGGGATCTGCGCGGCGTTTATCGTATTCCTTGTTTTCGCAGCATTCTGCATCTACAAACTTTGCAACGAGGACATATGAACAGAACCGCGCAACGGGAGATCCCCGCGAGATACACCGAGGAAGACAAGGACCGCTGGGGTGACGCGCCCCGCTACTGCGGCTCCTGCGCCCACTACCGGGCAGAGACCGGATGCGTCCGGAACTACTCCGGGGAGCCCATCCCCGTGTCCTCGCTGCGCTATGCATGTGAACACTTCGCGGAGCACGTGACGGAGGTGGCGCACGCCAAAACCGCCAAAACCGCCAAAACCGCCAAAACCGCCAAAACGAATGAGCCATCATCCGTGAAGTCATGCGCCCTGCGCCCCGTTAAGGTGGATGCGGATGGAAACAAGACGATACGGTGCAGGAAATGCGGCCGCTGGCTGACCGTGGACCACTTCCACAAATGGGGCCACGGATACCTGAAGGAGTGCAACGATTGCCGGCCCCCGGTGGACTTCTCCGTCCGTGCACGTCATGCAGCGGTCACACGGTTTGCGGGGAAACCGCGAAAGGAACGGAAACCGAAAGCACCGGCATCGGAGGAACGGAAGGAGATCCTCGCCAAGGCCAGGGCCGCGAAGGCGGCGAAGGCCGGCGGCACTTCCGCAAACACGCAAAATACGCAAAATCCGCAAAATCCGCACGAGGGACTGTCGAAGGCCATCGGACTGCTGGCAGCCGCCGTGCATGAACTACACACCATCATCAAAACACAACCGAAATGACAAAACAGATCAGAGTGGGAGTGGCGCCCAGGGCGCAGGCTCCCCAGCAGCCGAGCGAGCGGGACATCGCCCGGGCCATCGTCCTGAAACGCGAACAGCTCGCCACGCACTTCGCGGCGGCCATCGTCCAGGGTTCCGCAGCCACGGAGGCCGAGGGCATCGAGGCGATCGACATCGCCATCGCCATGGCTGACCACCTCCTGGAGAAGGTGTACCAGATACCGTCGGAAGGCAGCGCAAAGGAGGGCGGGAAATGATCGCCGTGTACATCGGCTTCGCACTGCTTACCGTGGCGCTGCTCACGGCCATCCTCGCCCTATTCGTCCTCGCCATCTTCCAGCTCTTCGGAGAGGACATGGCAGACTACGACGCGGAGGACGGGCGGTGATCTGGGTGGGCATCGACACCGGCACGCACACGGGGCTCGCGGTGTGGGAGGGCGGTCACTTCACTGAACTGGTGACCGTCCCCCTGCATCGTGCCCTGGAGCGCGTCGCCCAGCTCGCAGCGCAGCACCCCGGCGACGTCCGGGTCGTCTTCGAGGACGCACGGCAGCGGAAGTGGATCCCGCGGGAGCGGTCCTTCTCCCAGATGAAGGGCAGGGCCATGGGTGCCGGAGCGGTGAAACGCGACGCAGCCATCTGGCATGAGTTCCTGGAGGACAAGGGCATCCCCTTCAACGCCGTGCCACCGCGGAAGGGCCTCACGAAATGGACCGCGGACACCTTCGCAGCCGTCACCGGCTATCGGGGGCGCACCAGCGACCATGCCCGGGACGCCGCCCTGCTGGTCTTCGGCCGTGGCGAAGTTATAAACACTTTGCGCTGATCTGCTATATGTGTACGATGACGGACGACGAAAGGCGCAGCGCCGCGGTCGGAGCACTCGCGGCAGACCGCACCGTCGAGCAGATGGTGCTCCGGATCACCTGCGCCCGTGAGCTGGACCAGGACCGCCGGGACCTCTGCCAGATGGTGTACGAGCTCCTGCTGACCTATGACCGGGAGAAGATCCTGGACCTCGCCGACAGCGGACATCTGACGTACTTCATCGCCCGGGTGATCCGGGTGCAGTGGTACGGCAGGCGCAGCACCTTCGACAACCTCATCAGGCACCGCCGGGAGATCCCGGTGGATGATATGGAAAACGCGCAAAAATGAAACCGACACAACGAGACATACAGGCCGCACACGCGGCCGCGAAGGAGTGGAAGGCCATCCAGGACGACTACACCTTCGATACGTCCATCTTCAACGATGAACCGGACCGCGTCCGCGGGGCGAAGGCCGCACTCGCCGCCCTGCCGCCGGCGGAGCGCACGGTCTTCATCATATACGCCGAGACCGGGTCCTTCCGGAAGCTGGGGCACATCCTCGGGATCTCCCACAACTGCGCCCGGAACACGATTATCTCCATACGGCGGAAGATCCTGGAAAACCTTGCAAGCCTATGACCGTCTATCTCGAAATGCTCGCGCTCGCCGCGGTGGTGGTCTTCATCGTGGACCTCTCGGGCTTCACGGACACCGTGCTGGACTTCGCGTCCCGAGTCTCAGGCCGCCGGGTGATCTCCCTGAAGCCCTTCACCTGCTCCCTGTGCTCGACCTTCTGGACGTGCTGCATCTGGGCGCTCTTCCGCTCGTCCTTCGGGATCGCCACCCTTGCATGGGCCGCTGCCCTCGCATACATCACACCCGTCATCGGCGGGGCGCTCGCACTCATACGCGCAGCGCTCCAGGCCGTCATCGACAAATTCATCGAAAAATTATGACACCGCAAGAGACCATCGACACCCTCTCCGACATCATGGGGGAAGACATAACGGCCCGGCGCAGAACTGCGCGGATATGCAACGCCCGCAACGTGGCGGCATACCTGCTCCACGCCGACGGCCTTTCACAGATACGCATCGGGCACGTCCTGAACCGTGACCGCATCACCGCACGCCACGCCCTCATCATCGCCGGCACAGCCATCGAGCACCCGGCCATGTATCCGGACTTTCACAACTTGCTCGCAGCCTTCCGGCAGCGGGCACAACTGCAAACGATATGATCTACACCGACGAACAATTCAACGCCCTGGCCCAATTTGAGGACATTTTCGACACCGCCATCCGCATGCGCTACGCGCGGAACCCGGGCAGGGATGCTCTCGATACCATCAGGGACATCCACCTCGCCGCCACCGGGCACCGCCTGAGCGGCGGGTCATCCTGTCAGACCTGCATCCTGAACACCCTGCGAACCGTGGGGAAGGCATGGCTCGCCGACAAGCAGGAGCGCATCGACCAGCAGAACGCCGCCAGGTTCGTAGAACTGACCGAGGAGGCGGCGTCGAAGCGGCAGACGGCCGTGACTACCAAAAATCCGGGAACGTCCCGGAAATCGAAGAAAAATGGGTAAAATGGAGATTGTGAAGATTGCGCTCCAGTTCCTGGAGCCGAACACGGGCCAGGTCCCCGGCCTGCCCCCGAACCCCCGGCAGTGGACGAAGGCCGAGGTGCAGAACATCGCGAAGTCCCTGAAGGAGACGCCGGAACTCTTTGAGGCGCGTCCCCTGCTGGTGTTCCCCATCATCGGCGGGAAGTTCGTCATCCTTGGCGGGAACCTCCGCCACGAGGGTGCGAAGAGGAACAAGATGAAGGAGGTGCCTTGCATCGTCTTCCCTGAGGACACGCCCCCGGCGAAGCTGAAGGAGATCGTGATCAAGGACAACGGCGCTTTCGGATCGTGGGACTATGACGAGCTGGCGAACCAGTGGGACGACCTCCCGCTCCCGGAGTGGGGTGTGCCTGCGTGGGATAACGAGATCCGGCAGGAACCCGCACCTCCCGCCCAGGAGGACGACTTCGACGAAAAGGAGGACGGCATCCTCGTCCGTTGTAAACCAGGCGACGTCTGGGCGCTTGGCGACCATCGCCTTATGTGCGGCGATAGCACTGATTTAGAGACTGTTAAAAAACTGATGGGGGGGGCTTTAGCTGATATGGTTTTCACAGATCCTCCATATGGGACAACGCAGCTTGAGTGGGATAAAGAGCCGGACCTCCCTGCGATGTTTAATTGTCTTGAGAATTCGTGCAAAAAAGAAGCGCCTATTCTTATAACCGGAACGCAACCCTTTGTGACCGACCTGATTAACGCGAGACGTAAAATGTTTAGATATGAAATCATTTGGGTGAAAAAACAACCAACTGGTTTTTTTGACGCAAATAAGCGTCCTATGCGTATCCATGAAATCATTTGCGTCTTCTATTCGAGGCAACCAACATACAATCCGCAAAAAAACGTGAAAATGGATGCTCATGGAATTGGTAGGAAGCGGGGGAATTCCGATTATATGAAAACCAATGGAGGCCATGTCGGAAAAGTGGGGCGCGAAAAGGCTGAGACGTATACCTACACCGAAGACGGCACTCGCTATCCAACGGACGTGATTGAGTTCTCGAATTGGAACGGCGCCTTGTTTGGGAATACGGAGAAAGCCGTCGTACATCCTACACAGAAGCCCGTGGATTTAGTGACCTACCTCATATCGACCTATTCAAATGAGGGTGACCTTGTCCTCGACGCATTCGGAGGCTCTGGTACAACTATTATCGCCGCCGAGCAGACTGGCCGCAAGTGCTACATGATGGAATTGGACCCGCACTACTGCGACGTTATCATCGCACGCTGGGAAAAACTTACGGGCAAGACCGCCCGGAAAGTGACAAAGGGACAAAATTGACACTATGACACTATGGCAAACGAGCAGAACCTTGTAAAATTCACATCGGACCAAAGCCGAGAAGAAGCCAAGAAAAACGGGCAGAAGGGTGGCGTCGCGTCCGGGGTGGCAAAACGCGAGCGCAAGACCATCGCGGAAGTGCTGCGCCGTGTGCTCGACGAACCCGCCGCCGCCGGCTCCGACCGAACCCGTCTGGACGCCGTGGTGGAGAAGACCGTCAAGGGCCTCTACGACAACCCGAACGCGAACCAGCTCAAAACCATAGCCGAACTGCTCGGCGAACTGGAGCACAAGGTTAAGGTGGACGGCCCCGGCGCCGTGCTGCTGCCACGAGAAGAGATAGACGCCATCACGGACCTGGCAAAATGATTTTCACGCCCGTATATACCGCGCTGCTGGGTGGCCTTTCCAGGTCGCCCCGCCCGCGTATCGTGTCCTCATGCGGGGGGACGCGATCGGGCAAGACCATCTGCGCGCTCCAGCTCTTGTGGCTCATCGCCTCGCAGGACACCACTCCCACAATCACGTCCGTGGTGTCGGAGACCTTCCCGCACCTCAAGCGGGGCGCGATCCGGGACTTCCGCACCGCCATCGGGGATCAGTTCGACGAGGGCTGCTGGTCCGTGTCGGACAGCACCTACACCTTCCCGGGGTCCGGGGCGATCATCGAGTTCTTCAGCGCCGACAACGCCGCGAAGGTCCACGGCCCGGCGCGTGACCGGCTTTTCTTGAATGAAGTCCAAAATATCGACTACGACACCGCCCGCCAGCTCTTCGTCAGGACGCGGGAATTCATCATCATGGATTACAACCCGACCCACGAGTTCTGGGCGCAGACGAAGGTCGAACCCCGGGAGGACTGCGTGACCATACACTCCACCTACCTGGACAACAGGGACCGGGACACGGGGGCGATGCTGCTGACGGACGCCCAGATCCGGGAAATCGAGGCGAACAAGGCCGACACGTCATGGTGGCAGGTGTACGGGCTTGGGAAGACCGGCACCCTGGAGGGCGTGGTATACAAGAACTGGGACCTCGTGGACGCCATGCCCCCGAAGGGGCTGGACAAGGCCCAGAAGGACAAGACCCCGGACGAGCTCTACGCCGACGCCTTGACGGAGATCCAGGGCATGGACTTCGGGTTCACGAACGACCCGACGGCCCGGGTGCAGGTGTACGTGGATGCCAAGCGCAAGGAGTCATGGGTGCGGGAGCGCTGCTACCGGACGCAGATGCGGAACGGGGACATCGCCGACGACCTGAAGGCCGACGGGGTGACGCGCCGCGTCCCCATCTACGCGGACTGCGCCGAGCCGAAGAGCATCCGGGAGATCGGGGACGAGGGCTTCCACGTCATCCCCTGCGACAAGGACGCCCCGGTGCGCTCCGACAAGCTGGCCTTCCAGCTCCAATGGATGCAGGGGTGGCGGCTGCACTTCACGAAGGACAGCACGGACCTCATCCACGAGGCGCGGAACTACACCTGGGCGAAGGACCGGGACGGGAACGCCCAGAACTATCCCATCGACAAATACAACCACCTGCTCGACGCTCTGCGCTACGCCCTCTGGACACACTACGGGGCGAAGGCCGGCCGGGGCATTTATCACGTATCGATATGAACTGCATCACGAACTACAACGAGCTCCCCGTGGGGCGTTATCTGGACATCTGCGACCTCATCCGTGACGATGCCGCCGATCAGGTGGACAAGCAAGCGGGGATCCTCTCCATCCTTTCCGGCATTCCGGTATCGGAAGTGCTGGCCCTCTCCATCGGGGAGTACACCGCCCTCGCGGCCGTGTCGAAGTTCCTCGAGGAACCGGTGCCGCCGGTGAAGGCGGTCACGAAGGCCGTGAAGCTGGGCGACCTCGAACTCGTCCCGCTGAAGGACATCGCGAAGATGACCGCCGCGCAGTACATCGACTTCCAGACGCTGAACACCGGGAAGGACACGGACATCGTCCCGCTCCTTTCATGCCTGCTCGTGCCGAAGGGGCACGCATACTGCGATGGCTACGACATCGCCGACGTTCAGGCCGTCATCCGGGACCTCATGCCGACGCCGCTGGCCGTGGGGCTGCTCGCTTTTTTTTTCAAAAAATTGCGGAGTTCAATTCTAACTACGGCCACCTCTTTGGGCATAGCGGCGAAGATGATGCGGAGGAAGGACCCGCGGAGGATGACGATCGAGAAGATGATGAGGGCGGCTCGGAGTTCCAGCGGCTATGGGGCTGGGTCCGCTGCGTCGATATAGCCGCCGAGACGCAGCGCTGCTCCTGGACGGACGTGTGGAAGGGCACGGCGGTGGAGATGCTGAACGTGGTGGCCTATGCCAAGGACAGGGCCGCCGAGCAGGAACGGCAGAACGAACAATGGCGGAAATCTCACTGACATGGTTGACGAACTTCTGAACCTTGACAACCTCCGGACGATCCTGGAGGAGTATGCCGTGGAGGCGCGGAACCTCTACCAAGACAACCTCATCAAGTCCGGGCGCATCGCTTCCGGGGACCTGCTGAACTCCGTGGAGTGCCGCGTGGACGAGGGGCAGCGGTCCTTCTCCGTGGTGCTGACCCTCGCGGACTACTGGAAGTATGTGGAAGAGGACACCGCGCCGCACTGGCCGCCCCGAGACGCCCTGCTGCGCTGGATCTCTGTGAAGCCGGTCATCCCACGCCCGGACGCGAAGGGGCGCATCCCGTCCCCGCAGTCCCTCGCGTTCCTCATCGGCAGGCGCATCGCCGGGAAATCCCCCAGCGGGGCACCGGGCGGGACGAAGGGATCCCACGACCTGCGGAAGGCCGTGGATGCCATGAACGCGAAGTACCACGACCGCATCAGCGATGCCCTCGGCCATGACATGACGAACTACATCGCCAAGGTCATGGCCGGGTAGTGACGCCACCGGCGGCCGCGCTATTTGTCGGAAAAACACTCCGACACAATGGCCGTCACCCCCATTTGGAAAGACACCTATCTGAACCTCGACGACTACGTTCCCGGTACCCCCGTGAGCGCAGCCTTCACGATCTATGACGACACCCCTGCGCAGATATACGCGGGGCGTTCCTACCGCCGCCCCGACGGGTCGCTCCGTGTCCGCGTGAACGACATCTGCGCGGACTACCTCGCCCAGTCGCTCCCGGACCTCACGCCGACCGCGGATTTCTTCCGGGAGTTCGCGTCGAAGCATGTGCGGACGTTCACCTACGACGATGACGCGGCCGCATGGACCTTCGCGCTCGACTGGTCCCACGATTTCGACCGGGTCATCGGTAACGTCTTCAGCGACCCCATCGACGGCGTGGCGGTCCTCGGCCAGCCGCTGGTGATCTCAATCTACGGGCCCAGCGATTTAGACGTCTACGACCTTTCCGGCGAACTCTACGACGGCATCAGTGCAGGGGGATCCGGTGTGGCGGAGAACCTCGTCATCCCCACGGACGACCACGTAGCCAGCATCATAGACAACTACACGGGCGCCCAGCTCTACAAGGTCCGCACGGACATCTGCGCGGACTACGCGCTCTACTACGTGAACGCCTTCGGCGGCTGGGACAGCCTTGTCGTCCAGGGGCGGGCCAGGGAGACGGACCGCTACGACCGGAAGACCTTCACGCGGGATGCGGACAATGCCACGCCGGCGGCGCGGGAGGTCGTCGAATACTACAACGGCATCACCCGCACATGGTCCCTCCGGACGGGCTGGCTCAGCGACGCGCAGAGCGCCCGCATGCGCCATCTGCTCGGATCCACGCAGGTGTACCTCTACGAACTGGGGACGGGCCGTGCCTGGCCCGTGGTGCTGACCGTGGACGAGGGTGAGCGGAAGACCTACCGGGGAGAAGGGGCGCAGCTCGTGTCCTACACCATCAACGCACGCCTTGCGCGTGAAATCTTCCGGAAATGACGACCGAGATAACACTCTACATCGACGGCCGCCGCGCCGACCTCTCCAACGACGCGCTCATCCTGCTGAACTACACGCAGGAGGACCTCTCCGACCCCGCCGCCGTGGTGAACTCCTACACGCAGGCCGTGACCCTTCCGGCAACGCCTGCGAACACGCAGATCTTCTCAAATTTCGGGCGGAGCGACTACGATGCCGACGGCGCCGCCTTCGACACCTTCGGCCGCACGCCGTTCCAGCTCTTCGCCGCCACCGGGGAGATCCTCCAGGCCGGCTACCTGAAACTCGACAAGGTCACGCGCTCCGGGCGTGTCGTCACCGGCTACGCCGTGACACTCTACGGCGGTCTTGGGGATGCTATCTACGCGCTCTCCTACGATGCGGACGGGAACAAACGAAACATCGGGGACATGCCCCTCTGGGACGCCGACGGGACCCCGCAGACCTGGGGGCTGGTCCAACTCGACAAGGACATCCTGAAGGGGGCATGGGACTACCTCGCAAGCTGGTCGTCTATCTCTTCGCCGTTCGGTCCGGTGGTGAACTTCGCGCCGTGCTACAACGGCATCCCGGAAGGGTTCGACGCGAAGAAGGCAGCGGTGCCCGTGAAGCCTTTGACGGTCCCCGGGACGGCCACGGAGGGCGATTTCTACTGGGTCTGCACCCGTGACGGCGTCATCTATCAGCCATACAACTGGCCCACCGACGGGCAGCAGACGCCCGGCACCGTCATCGTGGAGATGAGCTCGCAGCATGACGAGTGGGAGATGGGCGACCTTCGTGTGGCAGACCAGCGCCCCGTGTTTAACTTGGCGAACTTCATCAACTCCCTGGAAGACCTGGACGGCACCCTCTTCGGCGGGTGGCAGGTGTCCTTCGGTCAAGAGTTCGTGAGGTCCGCATGGGTGCAGCACGGGTGGATGACGATGAGCACGCCCCGCTCCCTCGGCATCGAGGACCTCTCGTCCTTCCCGTTCCGCGACCTCTTCCATGACATGCCGTCCCCGGGGGAACTGCTGCTGGGGCTCGTGAAACTCTTCGGCCTTGTCATCACCTGCGACCCCGTGGCAAAGGTCGTACATGTCCAGACGCGGAATGAGTTCTACGGCGGCGGCACCACCGTGGACCTCACGGACAAGCTGGACGTGTCGAGCATCGAGGTGGATCCGTACCCCATGACCGCACGGGTGCAGAAATGGGCGTACCCGCAGGGGAAGGGCGGCGAGCTGGACGCCTATGAGAAACTCTTCGGGAAGCCCTACGGGGCGGTCTGGCTGGACACCGGCTATCCATTCGAGGGGTCGCCCGTGGAGCCGCTGAAGGGCATCCCCTTCCGGAACACGGTGGACACCCTGGAGGCCGGGTATTTCTTCCAGGCCACCGGCTACAAGGCCGGGGCGCTCTACCCTGAGCAGTTCAAGGGCCTGCTCCTTGACGATGCGGCCTCCTGGGCCCTTTACGCCTTTGCCACCGCCACTCCTGACGAGCGGGGGAGCATCAGCGCATCTCATGCGCAGATGAAGGCCGACACCGGGGTGGACCCCGCTCCGTGGATCGCCATCCCGTTCAACAACGACCTCGCAGACTGGCTTCCGAAGCCGCAGTTCTGCGGCGCGGACGGGAAGCCACAGGACGGCGCCGGGGCGCTGCTGTTCTTCGAGGGTATGCAGGCCTCCCCGCTGCTCACGAGCGCGGACGGGCAGAAGACCAAGCGCCCGTATTACAACATCTCCGACGATGTGTTCCTGGACGCCCTCTCCGTGAACGGCTTCAAGCCCTGCTGGCAGGCCGTCCGATCCGGGTTCGGGCAGGTCCAGGTGTACCAGCTCCCGTCCTTCCGCAGGAACCACTACGAGGGCGGCGTGGTCACGCACTCCTTCGATATAGCGAAACCCCGGGCGTACTACGACGGGCAGACCACGGACGCGAAGGTCGCCGGGGCCCGGTTCCCGTTCTCGTCCTGCTGGCAGACCTACCTCACGGACAGGTACGACAAGAACACGCGTATCGTCCGGGCAAAGGTGGACCTCTCATCCTTCCGACCTGGGCAGGAACTCCTGCGGAACTTCTACTGGTTCGACGGGGCGCTATGGATACTGAACAAAATCGAAAATTTATCACTTACGACGGCCGACCCGTGCCTTTGCGAGTTCGTGAAGGTCCAGGATCAGGACGCCTATACCAACGGGCAAGACTATGGCAACTAATAACGACGTCACCATCCTGAACGTCCAGACTGGCGAAGCCGTCAAGAGCATCCAGGATCTTCGGGATAACATCAAGGCCCTGAAAGCCGCCATGAATGAGGCGACCATCGGTTCCGACGAGTTCAAGGAGGCGCAGGCCGCGCTCACCGTGAACCAGAACGCACTGCGGAACGCCATGCACGCCAGCACGGCGAGCATCGAGGACGTGTCGGCGGCAGCCATGGGAGCCGGGCAGTCGTACAACGCCCTCGTCGCCCAGATGGCCAAATTGAAGGAGGAACTCCGGGCCACTGACATAAGCACGGAAGAGGGGCGGCAGCGCTTCGGCGAACTCGCAAAGCAGATAAACGCCACGAACCAGCAACTGAAGGACATGGATGCGGCGCAGGGGAACTACCAGCGGAACGTTGGGAACTACACCGGGGCCCTTCAGAACTTCGCCGCGGCGTTCCAGGGGATGGGCGCAGGGGCCGCCGGCGTGGTCGCTCCCATCGGGGCGGCGAACACCGCGCTGAAGGCGCTGAGCGCAAACCCCATCATGGGGACCGTCGCCCTGCTCGTCACGATCTTCATGAAGTTAGTGGACGCGATGAAGAGCAACGAAGAGGGGTCCAACGCCCTCCGGCTGGCCCTTGCCCCCTTGCAGGCCGTGGGCGACTTCGTGACCCGCGCCCTTCAGGCGCTCGGGAACGCCCTGGGCGGCATCGTGAAGCACATGACGAACTTGGCGCAGAAGATCATCCCCGGGCTTAAAAAGCAGATGGAGGAGCGGGAGAAGGCCGTGCAGGCGCAGATAGCGAACCAGCAGCGCGTCCGGGACATCAACGAGGCGAACGCGAAGAGCGAGCAGCGCATCGCCACCCTCCGGGCGGAGATGGCCGACAAGGAGAAGAACGACGCGGAGACGCGGCTGCGCTATGCGAAGGAGTGGCAGGCCGAGCTCCTGGCCATCGCGGAACGGAATAAGGAACAAGCTCAGACCGAGTTGGCCATCGCACAGGCGGAAGCCGCCCGGGCGGGGAACTCCAAGGAGGCGAACGACGCCCTCAGTGCCGCGAAAATCAAGCTCATCGAAGTCGAGACCGCCTATCAGGAGCAACTGCGGCGGACGAACCGGGAACTGACCACGATCCGGAAGGAACTGAAGGAAGCCGGCGGCGATGCCGATGAGTTCGCGCTGGAGCTGGAAGAGGGTGCCATGGAGATGAACGAAAAGCTCGACCTCACGTCGAAGGACATGCAGAAGTTCTACGACACGCGGGCGGAGCTGGAGGACCGGACACTGGAGATGCAGAAGCGCCGGAACGCCTTGACCATCGAGGACGAGGAAAAGAGGGCCGCGGAGGACTACCGGATCACCGTCGAAGCGAATGAGCGGAAGATGCAGTACCTGTCCGAAGCCATCGAGCAGGAACTCGACCCCACCCGTCGGCTCGAACTGCTCCAGCAGCGGGCGGACCTGGAGCTGACCATCGAGGAACAGGCAGCCGCAGAGAGCAAACGCATCGACGATAAGAAGACCGCCGACGCGGAGGAAAACGCCAAGAAAAGGCAGGAGATCCTCCAGGGTTATGCCGGTGCCGTATCGGGGATCCTCGGCGGACTGGCCGACCTCTACGAGAACTCCGAGAACCAGGACGAGAAGACCGCGAAGACCGCGAAGGCGCTGCGCATCGCGGAGGCGACGATACAGATGATCTCCGGAGCGGTGGCGGCGTACAGCAGCGCCGCGAAACTCGGGCCGCCTCACGGCCCGATCATCGGGGCGGCAAACGCCGCGGCCGTCATAGCGGCGGGGACCGCGAACATCGCGAAGATACGCGCCACAAAGGTGTCGAAGAACGCCACCGGCGACGGGGGCACGACCGCTGCCGTGGCTGCTCCATCCGTGCCGGCGTCCGTCACCCGCGTGGCGACACTCACCACTGCCAGCGACGAGGTCCGGATCAATGAGCAGCAGCAGGCCCAGCGGGTGTATATCCTCTCAAGCGATCTGGAGGCCGACCGGACCAGCCGCCGTGCACGGGTGCAGGAGACGACCTTCTGACGGTTACAAATTGCCCGCGTTCGCTATATGTCGGAAAATCTTGAACGATGATCGTAAAAATTGACGGAATACCCGTATATGACGCCATCCTGGAGACCGACAAGGACGGGATGCGGCGGATTTCCCTCGTGGACCGTCCCGCCGTGTCTTCGGACTTCGTTCACCTCGCGGAGAACCAGCGTCCCCAGCTCTTCGCCGTGGCGGATGAGGAAAAGAGGCTCGTCCGCGGCGTGGTCGCCCGGGCGGACTATCCCATCTACCGGAATGACAAGCAAATGGGGGAGTATTACATCATCTTCGGCGCCGACACCATCCGCGCCATGGCGCAGAAGTACCTCGCCGACGGTCATCAGAACGCCGTGGACCTGGACCATGACGGGAACGAGGTCGAAGGGGTGGAGATGGTCCAGTGGTTCCTGAAGGACACCGCCGCCGGGATTTCCCCGGAAGGCTTTGAAGACATCGCCGACGGGTCGCTCTTCGCGGAGTTCCACGTGGCGAATGACGACGTATGGGCGGAGATCAAGGCCGGCACGTTCAAGGGGTTCAGCCTTGACGGTTTCTTCACGCTCGACCCCGCCACGGACGTGGATGAGGTCCAGCACATCGTCGATGCCCTGGAGGCCATCGGTGCCTATTTCTCGAAAATTTCCAAAAACGAAAAAATGAAAGACACAAAGATCCGCCGCATCCTTGCGGCACTGACGCACATCCTCGTGGAGTGCGCGAACACCACCACCGACCGCGGCGTCGTCTATTGGGACGGCGACGAAGACCTGAAGGCCGGGGACAAGCTCTACACACAGGACGAAGAGGGGAACCGCAGCGCAGCCGCCGACGGCGACTACGTCACCAGCGACGGCAAGACCATCCGCGTGGCGGACGGGGTCGTCACGGAGATCGTGGATCCGGAGGCCGAGGTGGCGGAGAACGGCCCCGCCGAGCAGGAGTTCCGGTCCGTGGCCACGGACAACGGCGAGCTCTTCTGGGACGGCTCCGAAGACTTGAAGGCCGGGGATGCCGTGTACGGCTCCGAGGGCGAAGACCGTCAGCCCGCCGCTGACGGCGAGTACCGGACCGAGGACGGGAAGGTCATCGTGGTGGCCGACGGCGTGGTGGCGGAGATCCGCGACGATGCCGCAGAGGTCGCCCCGGAAGGGGAGCAGGCCGAGACGGCAGCAGCCCGGCAGTTCCGCACCATGCGGCAGCGCATGGAGCAGTCCTACGACGAGAAGACGCGGAAGATCGCGGAAGCGATTGCCGCAGTCCTGGACGAGGAGTTCTACATCGAGGAAGCCGGTGACGACTTCGCCGTGGCCTACGCATGGAGCGGCGACCACTTCTACCGCTACGCGGTGACCTGGGACGGCGAGGATCCCTCCGTGGCCGAACCCGTGGAGGTGAAGCCGATGTTCGTCCCGATGGACTTCGTCTCCCCGTTCGAGAGGGAGGATGAGCCCGATGCACGGGATGCCGAGCTGGCAGCCCTCCGGGCGGAGGTCGAGCGCCTGAAGAAGGAGCCGCGTGCGAAGTCCGCGCATGAGGAGTTCTCCCTGTCCGGCAACGCCGCCAAGGCGCGTACGAACCTAGAGCGCATCGTCCTCGCGAAATAAGGCCGGTATCCTTCCGTTTTTGGGCCGTTCCCGTGTAAAATGAACACGGGGGCGGCTCGCGCTATTTGCGGGGCAGAAAACCCTTAAAACTTTACGAAATATGCCTTCTGGAAATTTCATCGTAACGTCCCTCCCCGCCTATGTGCAGGAAAACCGGGACATCCTCGTGAAGGACGCCGTCCTCGGCGCCTCCACCATCAGCCGGATGCGCGTGCAGACCGGCATTAAGAAGGACGCCTACCTGAACTACCTGGCCGTCGAGCCCGAGTTCCGCGACGGGCGTTCCTGCGATTGGGTGCCCTCCGGCACCGTCGAACTCACCGACCGCGTGATCAGCACGGCGCTGCTCGCGATCAACATGACCATCTGCCCGAAGAACCTCGTCGGTACCTATGCCGAGTACCTGGTCCGCTACGGCGACCGCCAGGACGAGATGCCCTACGAGCGCTACGTCATGGACGGCATCCGCCGGTGGATCCGCAAACAGCTGGACAAGCTCATCTGGCAGGCTGACACCGCCAGCGCAACCCCGTCCCTCGCGTTCTTCGACGGCTTGCTGAAGATCGGCGCCACGGACATCCCCGCCGGCCAGCAGATCGCCATCAGCGCCTCCGGCGCCTATGCCGGTCTCCTGGAGGTGTACAACGCCCTCCCCGAAGAGGTGCTCGCGTTCGACAACGTCCGCATCTTCGTCAGCCCGGCGATCTTCCGCGCCTTCGCTCAGGAGCTCGTCGCCCTGAACCTCTTCCACTACGAAGGCCCGCGTGACGGCGAGACCTACGAGGAGCACTACCTGCCCGGCACGAAGGCCATCGTGACCCTCGCCCCCGGCCTGGAAGGCTCGCTGAAGGTCTTCGCATCCTACGAGGACAACCTCTACTACGGCACCGACCTGGAAAGCGACGCCGAGACCGTGAAGGTCATCTACGACGAGAAGACCGACGCCTTCAACCTGAAGGTGCTCTTCAACGCCGGGGCACAGATCGCCTTCCCGGACCGCGCCGTCATCGGCACCTTCGCCGCGGCTCCGTCCGCAGCAGTCCCGGGCACCCGCTCGGTGGTGATCGCGAACACCAGCGCGAACCCGGTCCCGACCAAGGAGATCGCCTAAACCCAGCGGGGCGGGCTAACCCCCGCCCCTTTGTTTAACGAAAAAACGCGGTAAAGATATGCCTTGCAATCAAACCCTCGCGGGCCTCGCCCGTGACTGCTCGCCCTCCATGGGCGGCATCGTGTCCGCATGGATCGCCAATGCGGACGACATCGCCGGCGTGACCATCACCTCCGAACAGGTGACGGCCATCACCCCGGCCAGCGGCATCACCAAGCCGTTCCACAAATTCGAGTTCCGCCGCAACACCGGATCCATGACCTCCACCTTGAACGTGGACCAGGCCGCCGGGTCGAACTTCGTCAGCACCGACCTCGTGCTCCAGTTCTCCCGCATGGAGACCGCAAAGCGCATCGAGGTGGCCGCCCTTTCCGTGAACGAGGTGGTCGTCATCGTGAAGGACGCCAACGGCATCTACTGGCTGCTCGGCGGCGAGGAACCCGTGGTCAGCAGCGCCGGAACCGGCCAGACCGGGACCGCACGCGCAGACGGCAACTACTACCAGATCACCCTCCAGGACAACGCCTCGACGTTCCCGCCGGAGGTGCTCGTGGGTGACGGTGGCGTGGACATCGAAAGCCTCACGGCCTAATCGTGTTTGCCATATTCCCGGAGAGGGCTGCCCGCAGGGGCGGTCCTCTCTTTTAATGACGGAACGCCCCGCCGCGCTATATGGGGGCAAATGATCTACGTCGAGCAAATACGCACCCCGCAGCCGGCATCCTTCCCGAAGGCATGGGCGGCACCTTCCGGAGATCTCGCGCTGAAGGTGACGAACACCACCACCCTGGCGGTCGTCCCCGTCTCCCTTGAGATCTTCGGACAGGACGCGCTGCGCTATGACCTCGACCTCACCTTCCCGGACGGCATCGCCGTGGGCGAGTACGCCTACGAGCTGACCGCCGGGGGCGTGACCGTATCCTCCGGGCTGCTCGTTTGCAGGCCCGGGCAAAGTGTCGAACAATATGAGCAGAGCATCAATTTCGTCGAGTTCCAAGGCTGAGGGAAGCCGGCAGGCCGTGTCCCTCGTGGCGCTGGACCGATACCTGGAGACCAACATCGTCTCCCCCGTGGAGAAGGCCCGCACGGGCGGGGAGTTCGTCGAGTGGGGCGACCGTGACGCCTATCCGCGTTATCTCTTCGAGCTGTATCAGAACGTCCCAACCCTCCGCTCCGCAATCGACGGGACGGTGGACTTCATCGGCGGGGATGACTGCTCCTGCACGGGTGCGCGGTGGAACAACGGGAGGGCGATGAACCGCGCCGGTGAGACGCCCTTCGACATCGTCCGGAACATCGCGTGGAACCTCATGACATACGGCGGGTTTGCCCTCCAGGTCATCAGGAGCGCCGATGGCACCCCCGTGGAGATCTACTCACTGGACCTGCGATACCTCCGAAGCAACAAGGAGGGCACCGTGTTCTACTATTCGGAGAAATTCGGGCAGCCGGTCCGCAGCAAGGTCACGCGATACCCGGCCTTCCAGGACATCCCGAACTGGGCCAGCCTCACGGATGCGGAACGGGACGAGCACGCATCGTCCATCCTCTACGTGAAGGGCGAGGCCGCGGGCACCTATCCCGTGCCGTGCTACGGCGCATCGGTGAAGGCGTGCGAGATCGAGCGCTGCATCGACAACTTCCACCTGAACAGCATCAACAACTCCTTCACCGGGTCCGTCATCGTGAATTTCAACAACGGGACCCCGGAGGACGCCATCAAGGAGGAAATCGAGCGGGACGTCCGGGAGAAGTTCTCCGGGCATCAGAACGGCGGCCGCATCGTCCTGAGCTGGAACGAAAACCGGGAGAGCCAGACGACCGTCACCCCCATCAAGGTGGAGGACTTCGGTGCCAGGTACGACGCACTTGCAAAGCACTCCCGCCAGCAGATCTTCACGGCGTTCCGTGCCAATCCAAACCTCTTCGGGATCCCGACGGAGAACCTCGGGTTCTCGTCGGAAGAGTACGAGAGCGCCTTCAGGCTTTACAACCGTGTCCGGGTCCGCCCGGCGCAGCGCACCATCGCGGACGCCTTTGAGCGCCTCTACGGCGCAGGTGCGCTCACGATCATACCGTTCAACCTCGACGAGCAGAGCGCAGGGGAGGGCGCGGTGCGATGACTGACGTGCTGCTGACCTCGGAAGCGTTCGTCAAGCAAGTGACGAGCATCTCCGACAATATCGCGGGGAAATACATCCAGCCTGCCATCAGGGAGGCCCAGGAGTTCGGGCTACGCTATATCCTCGGGAGCGCCCTCACGGAACGCCTGAAGGAGATGGTCGCATCCGGGACCACCGGCGATGCGGATAACGTGGCCTATCTGGACCTGCTCCAGCGCTGCCAGTACTACCTGGCCTATGCCGCCGTCGTAGAAGTGGCGCAGAAGACGTCCTTCAAGGTGGCGAACTTCGGGATCGTGAAGACCACGGACGAGAACGCGCAGACGGCCACGCAGGACGAGGTGGCGAAGGTCCGGTACTACTACCAGGCGAAAGCCGACGGGCACGCCCTGGACATCCAGCGGTGGCTGCTGGAAAACCGGGCGGCGTTCCCGGAGCTGGACGCCTGCGCCTGCGGCCGCATCGCCGCGAACCTCAAGAGCGCCGCATCCTCCGGCCTTTGGCTCGGCGGAGCACGCGGGAAACGGGGCGGAGGCCCGTGCAGATGACACTCCTGGACACCATCAAGGCCATCGAGGCAGTCGCCGGGGAGCAGCCGAACATCGGCACGATCGCCCGGAACGATGTGTTCACCCTGAACACCATCCCGGACATCCGGTACGGGGTCTTCGCATGGACCCAGGGCCAGCACTCGGCGGACCTTGACGGGGATCTCCGGCGGTATGCCTTCACGCTCTTTTACGTGGACCGGCTGACGGAGAGCGCAGGGAACAGGGAGGAGGTGCAGTCCGTCGGCGTGGAGACCCTTGTGAACATCCTCGGCCAGCTCGCGGACGCGGGCATCTACGCGGAGGACGGCTACACCTTCACCACCTTCAACCAGCGCTTCGCGGACGAGTGCGCCGGGGTCTTCTGCTCCGTCACCTTCGACGTGGCGGCGGATGCCGTCTGCCCGATGGACTATGAGGGTGGCCTGGGCGACTTCAATTACGATTTCAACGGCGATTTCTACGTCCGGAAAACTATTAAACGAATTTGACAAAATGGCAGATTTTTCCGCACTCATAGCGAGCATCCGGGCGCAGATCCGGGCGAACGGGCGGCAGCTCATCACCGGCCCGGTCATGCAGGCGTCACTCCTGGAGATCATCGACGCGGTGAACGCGGCGAAGCAGGACACGCTCACCTTCGACAGCGACCCGACGGAAGACAGCGAGAACCCCGTCACCTCCGGCGGCGTGTGGCGTATAACATCAGCGCTCACCGATAGCTTGGCCAACCTGGCCGTCGGTGTCCAGGAAGGGTACGATGAACTTTTGGGCCGTATCAACGGAAAGCAGGACATTATCGCGGACCTCGCCGACATCCGCGCCGGGGCGCTCCTGGGCTCCACAGCTTACCAGAAGCCCGCGGACGGCATCCCCTTCGAGGACCTGACGCACTCCGTCCAGGTGTCACTGGAGAGCGCCGACAACGCCCTTAAGCCGAACCCCGCCTACGACGGGCAGATACCCGTGTACAATGAGGACGGGGATATCATGGGTTCGGGCATCACCCCGGAAATTGTGAACGCGAAGGCAGACCAGGACGGGACATACCCGGACCTCACGGCAGGGGCGGTCCTGGCAGCGGCGGTCCCGGCGGAGTACCTCTATCGTCCCTGCCCGGCACCGATGGACGGCAAGGCCGTGCTCGATACAATCATGGGGAAGACCATAGTGTCCTCCGGGCAGCTCATCAACAACGCTGCAGAAGGGATAAAGACCACCGGGCGGAACCAGTGGGACGAGGTGACGGAAATCGGGGGCATTTATACCTCCGGCGGGTCGAACAACAACTCGGTGACGGATAGAATTAGAGCGAAGAACTACTGCCCCTGCTTTGAAGGGAAGACGTACTACTACCGAAACCCGACAGCAGTTGGTATGCCTATCTTCTGGTACGATGCGAATAAGTCATTTCTCTCTTATGTTTCCGTATCGGCAGGTGGTGGCACAGTCACTGCGCCAAGCAACGCGGCATTTTTCCGCATTTCTTTCCAAGCATCTTACGGTACTACCTACAACCATGATGTATGCATCAACATCTCCGACGCTGCCTTCAACGGTCAGTACGAGCCTTACAAGGAGAGCGAGGTGTCATTGGGACTCAATTCCTTCCGAGTCACTGACGGCACGAACACCATCACTGTGAATGGCCTCAAATCCGCTGGCTCCGTCTATGACGAAATCAAGGACGGGAAGTACATCAAGAGGATCGGTGAGGTGGATTTGGGAACGTTGGATTATGAATTGCTATCAGGAACAGTATTTAGATCTAGTACAACATTACCAGCAAAAGACCTTGGTGCTTATAGATTAGTAAATGCCATCAATGTAAAATACGAACAGAAACCAAGATCTGTTTCGTACTCAACATTAGTAGACAAACAGTATAAGTTCGATAGTTCCAGTCTGAAGATGTATTTTAATGATTCTGCATCTTCAAATGTAGAACAGTTCAAGTCTAATAATACTGGCATTAAACTCTACTATGAACTCGCAACTCCCGTCGAATACGAACTCGTGAGCGAAATCCCGAACTCCTACCCGGTCTACGAAGGAGGCACCGAGGAAGTCCTGTCAGATGCCATCGTCGCTCCGTTCTGCGCATCCATCCGATACCCCGCATCGCCTGAAGGGCTGACGATCGTAGAACTGCTCACCAGCTTGAAGGCGGCGAGCGTTATCAGCTACTTCGCCGTCACCGTGGACGCGGCGACGAGTAAAAAGACACTCACCATAACAGCTTGACGACATGCGGAAGATTTTGGGAAGTATCGCCCGCTGGGTGAGCGTGGACGGGCTGCTGCACATCGAGACGTCCTTCGGGATCGTGGTGGTGGCCCGCTGCTGCGGATGCTCCCATCTGGCCGCCACGGCCGTGGCCCTCGCCTGCGGCATCGGGAAGGAGATATACGACAAGTTCGCCCCGGGGCACAGCGCCTCCTGGCATGACATAATTTGCGACATCGTGGGCATCGCCCTCGGCAATCTCTGCACACCATGATCCCGCACAAATTGACAATCCAGCTCATCCTCGCCGCGCTCATCACCGTGGCGGGCCTTTGCCTGCTCTTTTTCGGCCTCTTCCTGCCCCCATCGGGCGTCATCGACAACTCCGTCCTCGTCGCCTTCGGCGAGGCGTCCACCTTCGCCGGGGCGCTCCTGGGCGTGGACTACAACTACAAGTACAAGAGCGAGGTCCTGCGCATGGATGAGCGGGCCAAAGATGCCGGCAAACCTTAAACAATACCAGATATGCAAGATTTTAAGAAGATCGCGGCGTTTTTCGCCCTTTGCGCCTACATCCTCGGCACCATCGGAGGCGTCGCCTATCTGTTCTACTTCCACAAGGCCCCGTTTGCCGTCTCCGAGCTGGTGGTGTCCGTGCTGGCCTTCCCCCAGGTGCGGGCCGCGTTCAACCTGCTCATAGGCGACGAATAGATGCCCCGCTGGTTCGACCTTCCGGAGTTTCTGTCTTCTCCCACGGCGCAGGCCGCGGGCATCGATAACACGCCATCCTTTGAGGTGGTGGACCATCTGCGTGAGCTCACGGAAATGGTCCTCGACCCGCTGCGCTCCGCATGGGGTGGCCCGGTCATCGTGACGAGCGGGTACAGATGCCCGGAACTGAACGCCCTCGTCGGCGGCGTGCGGAACTCCGCGCACCTCACCGGCTACGCCGCAGACATCCAGCCGGGTGACGGACGTATCGCGGCCTTCATGGACTTCGTCCCAAAATTCATCAGGGGCGCCGGCATCCGGTTCGACCAGCTCATCGACGAGCGCGTCGGCGGGAAGCGCTGGGCGCACATCGCCTTGCGCGACACCCTCGGCCGGCAGCGCGGGCAGATCTTCCAGATATGACGGAACGCCTAAAAACTGCCATTTTTGCCGTGGGGCTGCTGGCCCTTCTCGCCGCCGCCTTCGCGGCAGGCTCGCGTTGGCCATTTCCTTCGCGTTCCTGCCCCGTGGAGACAAAAGTGGACACATTATACGTCCGGGACACTTTGACCGTAAAAACGCCCGTTTATATCGAGCGGCGGATCATCGACACCGTCACCGTGCCGGTGGTCATCCATGACACCGATACCGTGGCCGTCCAGCTCCCCCGGGAGCAGGTGGTGTGGCGCGACACCCTCGCGGCGGTATATGCGTCCGGGGTGATGCCGCAGGTGGACAGCGTGCGGCACTTCATCACCGAGCGCGTGATCACCATCCACACGGCAGCGCCTGAGCGGAAGGCGCCAAGGGTGTCCTTCGGTGTCAGTGCCGGTCCGGGCATCTTCTACGACGGACGGTTCCACGGCGGCGCCGGCATCGTCGCAGGGGTGCAGGTGCGCTTCTGACGGTGTGATACTAATTTAACGGCATAAAGTTATAACACAAGGCCGGCATTTTTTACCACCGGAAGAGTGCCAGGACGCGCCGGTTCGCCTCAGCAGGCTGCGACCAGTCCCGCTCGGCGTAGATGTCCGCGATGCGGAAATCGCCCACGTGGCCCAGCGCCTCGTCGATGGTCGCCTTGTCCGTCAATACCTTCCGGGCGAGGGTCGCCCATGTCTTCCGTGCCGCGTACATCGTGAAAGGCTGAAGGCCGTTCGCCTTCGCCCATCTGCCGAGCTCCCTGTTCACACTCAGCGACACGAGGGGCGCGGCCCTGAAGTGAAGGTGCAGGCGCAGCCACCTCTGCCCGGTCCCGTCCTTCAACCGTCCGACAATAGCGGAAACTTCCGGGGGAACAAGGACACGGATCTCCGCATGATCGGCCCGGCGTTCCCTCGTCTTCCGACGGTTATACACCATCCACCCGTCCGGTGCCGGCGGCTGCATCTCGAACAGGTCCGCCACGTTCGCCCCCATCAGGGCGAAGGACAGGACGAACACGTCGAGGGCGGTCTGCGTCACCTGGGGCAGGTCGCCTTCCTGCGCGGCATCTATGACCTGCTGCATCACTTCCGCGGGCAGCGCCTTCTGCCCGTCCGGGATGGACTTCTGAACACGGACACGGCTGAACGGATCCCGCGGGATGACGATCTTCCCCGTATCTTCATCGTTGTATCGCTCCCTGGCATCGCGGAACACGGTGGCGATCTTTGCCAGGTGCGATGATGCCGACGTCCCCGGGCGTTTCCTCGCTCCCAGCGAGACAAGCTTCCCGGAAGGGGTGCGGCGCTGCACCGGTTCCGCATCCATGAACTCCGCGAAGCCGCGGAGCATCGCGGCCGTGATGGAGTTCACGTCCAGGCGCCGGGCGCCAAGGTAGCGCTCCAGGGCGTTGAAGGCCACGCGGTACATCGCCTTTGTCCCTTCGGAACGGCGGGAGCGGGCCAGGTAGTCCTCCAGGTGGTCGAAGATGTCGAGCTGGAAGGACTGCCCGCCCATCTGCCGGCGGATCCACGCCACGACGGCGTCCGCGTCCATCGCGTCGGATGCGAAGGGGGATAGGTCCGACAGGCAGCGCTGGATCTCCGTGACGAGCTGCCCCGCCTTCATCGCCACCGTCCCCTGGCGGAACTTCAGCGAGCGCGTGAGGTCCGCATCCGTGGCGGTGATATTCGTGGCGATCCACCTGACCTGCCGGTGGTGGGTGATCCTGATCTTTACCTGGTATGTGCCGTCCTTCCGCCGGAGGTGCGGGCGGACCATCGCCTTCACGTTTGCCATATCTTCAAAAGTCCGGAAAACATCCGGGCAACATTTTCCGACAAAAATAGACATTTCCGTCAAATTATGTAACGCCGCCCGGGCGACGTCCCTGCTGAATATGCGCCCCGCGTAATTGGGTGCGGAATTTGTCGTCCATTTAAGTTTAGTATGCCGAAAAATTGACCCAAACACCTATAAATTTGCGTTTTACGCAATTTCTTTCAATCCTTTCCGGGCAACACCCGGGCAAAAAGTGCGAAAAACACCCCATTTCAAGAGGGGAGGACGTCCCCGGGATCCTCGTCGATGTACATGAAGTCGATGACCGCGAGCTGCCACCGGATGTCATCCTCCAGCCGGCGGCGGGTGACACTTTCGCCGCGTTCGCTATATGTGTCCGGGTAATGTTGATTTTCTTTCACATCTGAAGTGGTTATAGTTCTTCCCCCGGGCGCCTGTGAAGGTCCCCGGGGTTTGTTTTATCATTTTTCCGGCGGGATGAGTTTTCGGATTGCCTCCGCGCATCTCTTCGCCTCTCCCTTCCCCATGATGAAGTCCCCGGCCTTCCCTGTTCCGATGAAGTACATATTCCCGGACATGCCGCGCGTCACGTCATGACGAGCACCGTCCGGGCCGTCGAAGGTCGTCACCCCTTTGTCGATTACCTGGTACAGGTCCACGATGCCATCCATGGTGGCTGCGGCCTGTTCCGGGCTGTTCCCCAGGAACACGAGCAGCGGATCCTCGAAATCGTTTGTCGATCTGAGGACGAGAGAGATGCGGTCCCCGGTCTGGGAGACTTTGACGTACCCCATGCGGATGGTCTTGATGACCTTGTATGGGGTCTGCGACTTGACTGAGATCTGCGCCTGCGCATGATGCAGGCCGCACCCTGCCGCAACCAGCAGCAGGATGGCGAGGATTTTTGCTTTCATTATCTTGGGTTAATTTGGTTTTGTTCTTTTCCGGAGAAGACCCCCCCACTAACTGCAACCCCGGCGAGCTGTGAGGCGAGCAGGGCGATGGTCTCCTGCTGGGACCGGATCACGGCCGCCATGTCGGAGTACATCTTCGCCGTGGCGCCGGGGATCACCACGTCCGGGGCGGCGGGGGCGGCGGGTCCGTCTGAATTGTTCCGGACCAGCCGCTCAGCCTTGGAAACAAGGCTCGGCGTGTAAAACTTCGGGTCGCCGTTCATGGCAGAAATGAGGCCATTGTAGTTCACATCGAGGGCCTGCGCGAAGTCTTTGCGCGTCCTGCATACCCCATTTTTCTGAAGTTCTGCGAAGATCTCGGCGAGACGATTTTCAGAATTTTTCATAAAAATATCATAAAAAGTTTGGAAGTTCAGAAATAGTTTGTATCTTTGCAGAGCCAACCAAACAAAGGTAACAAAAAAATGAAGAACGCAAACCCCACCCTACGCCTCGCAAGATGCGCGAAATTCAACCACCTGGGAGAGGAAGTCCTCGGCGATGGTCTCCTCTACGTTTTCATCGAGGCCGGCAAGGCTCTCCGCATCTGGCAGACGGACGACGAGCACTTCAACGTATTCGCCTCCTTCCCCGTCTATCCGGTCGAGATCTTCGGGAAGAACACGCACCTCGTCCAGCGCGTTCGCTGCGCGTCCCTCTGGGCCTACTCCTTCGGCATCGTTGACGGATCGAAGTACGGGAAGGACGCGGAACTGACCGAGCGGGAGGTGGAGCGGATCATCGAATACTTCAACAAGAACGCGCAGTGATGCGCGGAACCTCCGGCCCCCTTATACGCAAGCAGGCAGGACCAGCCGGAGGACAGGGGTGAGATAGTGCAGGAAACGGGCTACCTTCGGTAATGTGCTAACGGCACCGGGTTCGACTCCCGGCTCACCCACAACAAAGGACGGGATACGGGTCTAAACGGATAGGATCCAGCCGCATCACTACGCCGGGAACGGCGCACACTTCAGGCCCTGGGAGATTAGGGGGTTCGACACCCTCCCCGTCCGCGAAAATTTGAGACTATGACAAAATTAGCGACATACACCACACTCGCCGGGACCCTCCGGCGGATGGAGATCGGGCAGACCATCGAGGTGCCCGAAAGCCTGCGCACCGAGAGCTCGGCCCGCTGGGCGGCAAATGACATCAAGCGCCGGTATGGCCTTGTCTTCACCGTGAACCGCTGCAAGGGCGGCGTAACCGTAACCCGTACCGCATAGCCATGGAACAGCTCACCGCATCAGCCGTCAGGGACATCGCCCAGCTCGCCGCCGTCCAGGTCATGCAGGCGCTCGGCGTCACCTCCGGGGAACTCTCCTACCGGCAGGCCGTGAAGACCTACGGCGCCTGGTTCGCAGCCGCCGTGAAGGGCGGACGGATCAGCCCGGCAAGGACCGGCGGGAAGCACGCCTACAAGGTCACGGACATCCTCGCCCTCCGGGCTGCGGACGAGACGAAAGCAGCAATCCAAACCAAGCAATAGATATGCGAAAGAAGATCACCCTCACCCTCTCCGGGATCATGGCAGCGGCCGGCCTTCTGGCAGTGACCGCCACCGGGGACACCGACGGCGCCCAGCTCGCCGCGTTCATCATCGGCTTCGCTCTGCTCGGGCTCTCCTATGCCCTGGCACGCCCCTACATCCAGGATGACAAGGCATGACACCCTTCACCCCTACACCCTGGATCACGGACCACCTGCCCTCACGGCTGAAGGCAGAGGCCGCGCTCAGGCCGGGCGCCTGGGTGGCGTACTACTGCGCCACCTCCCCGGTGCACCACGAGCGGAAGGGGCAGCGGCGGATCTACGCCCTCACCCATGACGCGCTGGATGCCAAGCTGGACCAGCTCGAAGCACTGCTCCAGGCGAAGTACGGCCCGGCGGCCCGCATCGAGGTGACGGAGATATATGCACCAACGCAGGAAATCAACATCGAGAAGGCGTCCCGCGGATGGGATCCGGAGTACATCCTGAACCTCTGCACGCCCCTCGGACCTATGCGGCAATATCAATTCTAAACACTTCAGAGATATGGAAGAAAAATTCATCGATTTGCAGGCGCTCGCCGAAAAGGCGGCGCAACTGCGGAGAACTGCGAACGCAGCGGGCGTGGAATACTTCACGCGGATAGACCTCACCGAAGGGGAGGTGTACACCCTGGCATGGGAGAACCGCACATCGCTGCGGGGTACACTTTTGTCGGAGCGCGGACAAATTACGGAAGACGAGATTGCTCGGCACCTGGCCGCGGTGGCGGCAGTCATCGAGAACCACGAGGACGCCTACGCCAAAGGCATCGAGGCGATGCGGGCGCAGGTGGCCGCGTATGACAGGGAACACGGGAGGGCATGACCATGGAGGCGATGAAGATATACAACGCCCTCCGGGAGTGCCCGAAGGAGGCGCAGAAGAACATCGGCGCCGGGAAGCTGAAAGGGTTCACGGACATCAACCCGATGTGGCGCATCCAGCGCCTCACGGAGACCTTCGGGCCTGCCGGCTTCGGGTGGCGCTGCCCGATCGTGGACCACTGGACGGCGACCGCCGCCGGGGAGACCTCGGCATGGGTGCGCGTCCAGCTCTTCGTGAAGGATCCGGAGACAGGCGCATGGTCGGAGCCAATCGACGGCATCGGCGGCAGCAAACAAAACGGCAAGGGCCAGGGCGACGGCATCAACGACGAAGCCTTCAAGATGGCCTACACGGACGCGATCAGCGTCGCCTGCAAGTCCCTCGGCATGGCCGCGGACATCTACTACGGAAAGGGGGCCGTGAATGCGAAGGACAACCTCACGAAGTACGACGCACCGGCACCGGCCCAGCAGCGCGGCAGCGCACCGGCGGAGTGGCGGGACGACATGTACTGGTCCGCCGTCCGGAAGTACGTGGACGGGATCCCCGCGAAGAACGGCAGCGACTACCGGACCGCCTGGATCGCGTTCAAGAACCCCACGGCGCAACAGGTGTCGCAGTTCGACAAGGACGTCCTGAACCTTCGGGACGCAAAGGAAGGGAGGGCCGAGTTATGAGCGCACGCATCACCTGCACCGGCCTGGAGCTGGGCAACCTCTTCGAGACCGTAATCCTGCACTTTGAGGACGCCACGGGCGCAAGGCTCGCAGACATCGTCCGCCCGGTGCACTACAAAGGGCGGAACGAACACGGGAACCTCATCAGCGACGCCTTCGAGGGCGGATCCTTTAAGGATGCCTACATGAGGGCGAGCGCCGCGGAAGCGGTGCGGACGTGGTTCCCCGGCCACGAGGTCGGCCTGAAGGTCCTCCACCACTTCAACGCCACCGCTATGAGATCTGCCGCCGCCCTGCGGCGGCGGGATCCGGATTTCCGTGGCATCGCAAAACGGCTCGCGAAGGTCTGCGACGAGGTCAAC